CTAACACTTCAATCTATTAAAATCTTTCAACGATTTTAAATCCTTAAACCCTAATAACTGTGCTTTTCTATCTTTGTTAGCTGCTAACCTCCAAATACTTTGCTTAACATCCCACCAGTTATACTTTGGATTAATTACATCAATAAAATGCCTAAGTATGAGCAATACAACAGCTAATCTATTCGTAGGCTTATTACCACCGCCTTTGTTTTCAAATATAAAAAGGAACTTATTCCATTCCGGTTTATATACCGCCTCTGTTTTAATTTGTATATCAATAATATTAGAATTATGAGCACATACATTTCTAATAAAATGGAGAGTTTTCATCCAAGAGACAAATTCAATCGCAGAACAATTATACTCACTTGCTAACAGCCTTTGGTTCTTTTTTGACAATACTTCAATTACATTGACCAATTCTCCGAACATCAAAATGTGTATCGCAAGCCAGACTGTTGGGAAACCATCTGAATCTTGATTTCTCTTATTTCTAGCATCAGCTAAAGATGTTTTCCTCATAGAATTTTTTAAATTTCTCTTAAATCTATATTCTCGCTCTTGCATTGCAAATTTAGAAAATTCTTGTCTATTTCCCCATTTCGAAAAGTCTAAATAGCCAAAAGCTCCATATTGTTCACCTAAAATATAAGATAATTTCGTTTTAACAGAAACTTCGATTTTCTCAATTGCATGTAAAAGGTATATTCTCAAATTTTTATCTTGATAATACCTTGAAATTACTTCTTTAAAGGTAGCACCGTTATAATCAATATTTGAAACACCATCTTTCTTTACGATTGTTGATAAAGGATGAGCGAATTCTTTCAATCGATAATAACCAATATTTTCAATTTTTTTAACATCAGTATCACTGATTTTCATCCCTCTTTTTTAAACAAAGCTAATTGTTCTTCAAACTTCAACGGTTCCGGCTTCATATTTGTCCTTTTTTTCAATAAAAAAACCTCCGTGTCAGAACGTATCTGTCCCTTAAGGGAAAACGGAGGTATAGTCATTTTGTAATTCAATTATAACAAATAGCGACAGTTTGTCAACCGATAAGTTGTAAATTTTTCAGATTTTTGACTTTTTTATCATGATTTATGAACTTTTACTCTAAAAAACAGAACTTTTGTTTATCATTATTATAAACAAAAAAATACCCTTAGCGAATATGCCAAGGGTATTTCTTTAATAAACTATATTTTGACCAGCATAAATCAAATTAGGGTTTGAAATACCATTCATTGAAACCAGACTTTGAACTGTTGTTCCCAAGCGACTGGCAATTGATGAAAGATTATCGCCAGAGCGTACTGTGTAAGTTCGTGCTGTAGCCCCATATTGACCGCCTGTGAAGCGAATAACCTGACCAGAGTAAATCATGTTCGGATTAGATAAACTGTTCTGACGTGCTAATTCTTGCCAGTTTGTCCCCAAGTTTGAAGCAATGCCACTAAGTGTATCACCTTGTTTTACAATATAACTTTTTGCGGGTGTCGTTGGCTGGCTTGTAGAAGCATCAATAGTTTCCACATCATGAACGGATAACCAGCTCATAATACCATCAAGCAAGACAGCATCTCCATTCTTCTGGATGATTTTATGTGGTTGACCTTTTACCCATTGAGGAATTGTTTCTCCTGTGGCATAATTCTTAGCGCCAAAGTTTACTTTAACCGTCATTCCAACTTCTACATCGTTTCCTTTAACTTCATTGGCTTCTTTACCATTTTCAATGGCCGGTGTAGCAGTATTGGGTTTAACTTCTTGGCCTTTCTGTTTTCCGTATCCATTATCTGTGATTCCTGTTAAATCAACATTTCCATCAAGTCCGCCAGCAACATAAGTTGATGTGAACTGGAATACTGAAATTCCGTCCATACTTGGGAAGAAGCTATAGTTTGGAACTGGTGTTACTTCGTAATTTGGATATGCCGCAATCCATAGTGAGTTAGGGAATTCTTTGGTGATTTGCTTATAGTTGACATGAGCCAAAGTGTAAGGCTTATCTGAATAATACATTGGAGTATATCCAGCTGCTTTTACTCGACGCATTCCGTAAAGAATCGCATCAGTATTTGCTTGCTTATCTCCACTTGCTCCACCTTCATAGTCCAAAGCAACAATAGAATTCTTTGGCGTTTGAATCCTTGGTAAGTAACGATCAAGTGCTGCTTTTGCTACTTCTTGCGAACCTCCGACTTGATACCAAATATAAGTGTGCGCTCGTTTACCTTGAGCAATTGCTGAAGCTACTTGCGTTTCATAGGTGGCTTGGTCTACGAATGAACCGCCATAAGTTCCACCAACTTGACTAAAAGCAAACTTATCATGGCCATAACCAAAATTCCCATAATCTCCGTTATATACTGACCAGTCCACACCTTGGTCACCGACTGCCGCAAATACAGGACCACTTGCTGCAACAACAAAGAAAGCTACCATTCCAATGGCAGCCTTTTTAATTAACTTTTTCATTTATTTTCCTCTGATTTATCTTTATTTAAGACTCTATCACTATCTCCTAGACCACTGGTCGTTGGGTCAGCAACAACTCCAACAATTGCTAATAGCGCAAAAGCAGCATTAACCACTGCAGCAAGTTGTTGATTTAAAATAACAAAGTTCCACTTATAGCCGAATGATGCTCCTATAGCTTGTATTAGCAAGAATAGAGCAGGTAGTAAAGCTAACCAAAAAGCTTTGCTTTTTAAACGTAATTTCCAATTGATTTGATTCATTTTACTCTCCTATTTTTTATGTTTTTATGCAGTCCGTTGCCAATAATATATTGTTGTTGAACTGATTACTGCTGAACCGATATTTTCCCATGTACCTGTAGAATACCCTGATGACAAATTTGAGTTATTTGTGACTACTGAACCAACTGGGTGTGCTTGAGCGCAATCTATACCTATAACCGCAGGCTTAAGTGAGCCTGTAGCACTATCGATTGATACTAATCCCATTGGTAGCCATTTGTAATCAGAACTTTTCTTATTAGGTTTAATGATATTACTAAACCCTACATACTTTGGATAATCAGCAGTTGTTACTTCGCTAGACGAAGGCATCCAAGGAGTAACAGTTGATCCTTGTTCGATTTTGTGTCCCGCAACTGATAAGCCATCTTTGATAACCATTTCACTCGATTTAAAACGGAAATACATTGAAACAGTTTGACCAGTAGTGAAAGTGCCTGTGTAAGACTGAGTTACAAATTTTCCTTCTGTATCGGTTACATCTATTATTATTGCAGGTTTACCAGTAGACTCAATAATAAACTGACCAATAGAACCAGCTTTTACTTTAACAAACATGGACATTGAGTAAATGCCATCAGAAGGTATGGTGAAACCTTTAGTTAAACCACCATTCCAACCTGTATTGAATGACATTACGGTTAAACCTCTATAAGTGCCATTCTTATACCAAGGAGTTGTATTAAGCCAATTCCCACTAAAATCTTTAGTACCGTCTAACAAGTTCAAATTCGGATAAACAGTCGTGAAACCGTCCGTACCGTCTGCGCTGTTGGCGTAGGCTATTGTATTTATAACTCCGTCATTTGTTGACGTACCTCCATTTGCAATAGGAAGCACCCCTGAAACTCCAACATCAGTAACATCAGAAACCCCGTCAAAGTTTTGATATACTGAAGTTTGAAGATTTACTCCAAGTTTTCTAGCTGTTTCCAATTTGCTTGCACTGACCGCATTGCCATTTTCGTTTAAAACTTTAACCCAATTTGGTGTAGCTGTAGTAGTATAAATGGCTTGAGTAGTTGTAGTTGGCTCAGTATAAGTATAAGGAACTGTCGCAGTATAAATTGTTCCATTTGCTAGAGCAGTCATGCTCATATTTCCATTAGCGCTATAATTTGTAACGCTACAAATCACTATATACACTCCGACTGCTGGTGCATTTTTAGCCCATACAGATTGTAATATAAACATATTAGCTTGTTTTGTGTTGACGGCTCTAGTATAAATCTTCATTCCAGAACTAAAATCAGTTGTATTAATATTGCAATTTAATCCATAAGCATAAGCGCTTGAATTACCAGTACCTCCATTTACAATAGGAAGTGCCCCTACAATCCCAATATTAGTTACATCAGCAGTCCCATCAAAATTTTGATATGCCAAAGTTTGAAGATTTACCCTAAGTTTTCTAGCTGTTTCCAGTTTGCTTGCACTGACCGCATTGCCATTAAGTGGTAAACTGTTCGCTTGTGCTTCAGTTGCCTTTGTTATTGCAGTTTTGGCATCAGTTTCAGATTGATTCACCTTTGCTTGTAAGTTATCCAAATCCGTTTGATTAGCTTTTGTTGAAACAGTTGCTGATTGATTATTAACAGTATGCTGTAAACTTTCTAAATCCGTTTGATTAGCTTTAGGGGAGTAATCTCCGTTACTCATAAGAGAAATATTACTTGTTAAAATCTTTACTGAATTTATTAGTTCAACAACTTCCGATTCACTTGCATTGCTTGCAATTGCGTCTAATAGCGACTTTATAGTCACTAAATTTTCATGACTAATACCAAACGATTCCACTTCATTTTTTAGGTCTGTCATTGCACTTTGTAAGCTAGTCATATCAGCTAAATTTGCTTTAAGTTCAATATTGCTCTTGTTTGATTCAGTTTGAGCATGTAAATCATTCAACTCACTACGCATTACTTGTGGCATATTTTCCAATAATAATTTTGTAAAATCATCAATCTTATTATTTACTTCTTGAGTTAAACTTGTAACTGTAGAATCATCTGATATAAATGTAAGATTCTTACTGACGATAACCTGCTCTTTATCTTCATTGAGAAGTATTAAATTTGATTTTATTAATCCTGATACTGTCATCTCAGTAGGAATTATAAGCGTGAATTCTCCCTTGGATATATCATTAGGAGTTAACATAATAAAACCTGATTGAGATTTATACATATATTGATAGGTTAATTTTACTGAATAACCTGTTAAGTCAAGTACAGAACCATTATCAGTTATCTTAAGAAGTAGCGTTCTTGCATTGACATCTCCCTCCATAATTTGAATGGGCTGTTCAAATGCCTGGTTAATCATATCCCATGTAATAGTTTGCTTTTTGAAATTATCTAAACTCATTGGGAACTCCTTTTAAAGTATTTTAGTAATGATATATCCAATAATAGTTACGGCAAGAGTAAGCATAAAGCCCCAAGCCCACTTATTATTGGCTTCCATTTTTTCTATAAGTTTTGCATTTGATTGGGCTATTAAAAGCGCTCGTTCTGCTTTATCTCTAACCGTTTCATAGTTATCCAACTTTGTTTCAATTCGAGCTAATCGTTCGAGCACTTCTCGCCATGCTTGCTCCTCCATGATCCCTACTTTCTTAATCTATTGGATATGTACCAGTCCCACGAGGAGTACCACTGCTCGCAGTTGGACCAAACCACTGACATACTCCACTTGATGGAATGTCAATATGAAATGCATTCCAACCACCAACCATATGACCTACAAGGGAACACCTATTTCTGGGACAAAATTCATTTGGAACACTGAGATTTACTAAATTGGAATTTGCAAGAATACTAGAGGATATTTCCCCACCAATTGAATATTCAACTGTAGTCCCTTTCTTCCGTAAGCTAAGAATGATCCCACCTCCGAGTTCTCCATGCCATGATTTGGTTGGAAGTATTAAGCTTCCATTTACTTCAACGTTACCAGTAAACGTCTTTTTACCAGCAATTGTTTCATCACCAGTTTTATGAACAACATTTCCGCCACTGGTTAATTCAGAGTTGATTGCTTCCAAATCATCATTAATCGTTTCTGCTCCATTTTGCATGCCACGATATACTTTTTTAATACTAGCCATTTTCTTCTCCTATTTCTATTATTTGGTTAGTGTTGTTTTAAAAGCAACACTTTCTGACTTATCGCTTTCAACATTGCCATTTATTTGACTAACCTGGACGTTGTATGATGTGCCTGCCTTTAGATTTTCCAAATCAAATGACAGAAGTTTACTTCCACCTACAGGCACACCATCTAAATAAACCCTATACTTCATTTCATCCCAATCGTACTTGCTTGAGTTTGTACTAGAAACCGGGTTAGTATCAACGTAAGTTCCTACATACTTCGGCCAGTCAGCAGTTGTTACTTCGCTAGACGAAGGCATCCAAGGAGTAACAGTTGATCCTTGTTCGATTTTGTGTCCCGCAACTGATAAGCCATCTTTGATAATATTTTTATCATCATTAAAGCGGAAATACATTAAAATCTTTTGACCAGCAGTAAATTTACCAGTGTACGATTGTGTCACAAATTGTTCGTCAGTAGGGTTAACATCTCTTATTATTGAATCCATACCAGTAGTTTCGATAACAAATTTACCGATAGAACCAGCTTTTACTTTAACAAGCATGGACATTGAGTAAATACCGTCAGAAGGTATGGTGAAACCTTTAGTTAAACCACCATTCCAACCTGTATTGAATGACATCACGGTTAAACCTCTATAAGTGCCATTCTTATACCACGTGCCTAAATTTAACCAATCGCCACTAAAATCTTTAGTGCCTTCTAGTAAGTTTAAGTTAGGAAAAGTGGTCGTGAAACCGTCCGTGCCGTCTGCGCTGTTGGCGTAGGCGGTGTGTAAATAATTTTTATCTGCCATATTGTCCCCCATTTTCCCACGAAATTTTTGCACTTGAAGAAGTGATATCAGAAACAATTAGATTAGTTGGTGGCTTCACTTTTTCAACATAGCCTTTGGTGATTGTTGCGCCCTCAATAACAAAACGCATAACCTCAGTTCCGTTGATTAACAACAGTTCGTTACCATTATTTACAACTTCTCCGGCCATTGCATAAACTGACGGAAGCTCAACATTGACTTTATTTCTGATATAGCTTAATGAAGAAGCTAGGTTATAAATTCGCTCTCCGCCAAATACTGGACCAGTATCAAATCCATTGGCTTCGATTCCAATTGAATTTTTGTAATAAGTTACTTTCACATTCGGTTGATACTCTGAATCGTGCTCAATTACTACATTAAATCCACTTGGAACTTTACGATAAATAATTTTATTGAGGTCTAAAACTTCCGCAAGTAACCGTCCTCCTGGATCAATTGATTCAAGGATTTCACGGTTTGCTTCCACAAACTGTACCCAGCTATTTTTACCATCTTCAATATACTTATTAAAAATTCGATAAAGCTCTTTGAAAGTCCACCAGTAGTTTGAGTCTTTGAAGGGTTGCGAATAAATGGATTTCTCAACAATATAGTGAAAAGTCCGAGTGGAGAATTGCTCAATCCATTGACTTCCTTCTTGTTTTCTAAAGCTAAAATAAGCTTCATTTCGTCCAACCATTTGAAGCGCATTGTCACTGGCAACATATTTCAATGTTCCATTTTTGGCATCGAAAGAAATCACCGCTTCTTCTGCCACCCCTTGACCTGTGGTTTCTTGTGCCATTAAACAAAAGAATGGTTGCAGCCCCTCAAAACTCTTGGGCTGACCGTTCTCTACAATTTGAGCAACAATGGCTTGACTATTGACATCCGCATGTCTTAGCTTAACAATGCCAATATTGTTATTAGGCTCTGTGGTGGACAGTGTTATAAAATGTTCTGTCATAATAGACCCTTTCTAAAATTTGATATAATCCCTTGGATTCTTAAAGTGAGCGTGTGATGATGGCCAGTATTGGTCCATAAATTGGAAGTGCAAATGTGGGCCAGTGACTGGGCCAGTCGATCCCATAAGTCCAATTTGTTGGCCCTTTTTAACATTTTGACCCACAGAAACATCGATTCTGCTTTGATGTGCGTACCCTGTATAAAGTCCATCCGCATGCTTGATGACCGTGTAATTTCCATACCAGTTATAATAATTACTTCCCGCTTGGACCACTTGACCATCGTTTGAAGCTAAGATTGGAGTTGTTGGATTGCCATTAACCAAGTCCATAGCATTGTGAAATTCTTGCGCTCCGGTGATTGGACTCGTTCTCCAACCCATTTCACTTGTTACGGTAATAGGACTTGAAATTGGAGCAATATAACCTCCGCCACCGCTTGGGATTCCAAGATTAACAAATTTGTTATACCACTCTTGTGCCCAAGTGCTACGTTCAGGGTGTCCGTTTAAAGGACGTTCAAAGTTAGATACAAAAGCTTGCGTTGCAGTATTGATATTGGTCAATGTCATGAATTGAGTCCAAGAATAAGGATAAGAACTTTTCGCAATCCATTGGCCGTTTTGTGCATGCCACATCAAGAGCTTAAATTGGGCTGTGATTGTGTCAGGATTGTCAGTCACTCCTGCTCGTGTCATGAGATTAATCATATAAACACGTCCAGAGCTAGCGCCTGAACTATCCGTCCATTGCCAAACACCACGACCGAAACCAGGACGTCCGCCACCCTCATCAGCCGTTGGATTGGCATCAGATTCCCCCTGTGCATTCCCAAGTAATGCGGCCGCGGCTTGTTTAGAGAAACCAGCCCCAATTGCCATTGCCCAGATTTGCCAGTACCGTTTGTCACGGTCACTTATGACTTCTGGTGGGTATTGACCATTCCATCCATTATCACCGCCGCCAGAGTTTCCGCCACCATTAGTATCAATTTTTGTTCCGTTGACATAGAGTTCTTTGGTATTAGTTTTACCGCTAATTGTTAAATTTCCATCAACTTTTACTTCTCCGTAAAGATTTAATTTACGATTTTCAGCCGTACTATCTTTTGGAATTTCTAAAACATTTAAAAGCGCTCCGTTGTTTCCCTTTGATGACAAGGCGAAAGAATAACCATGATTTTGAATTGCATTAATCCCTTGGAGTTGTCCGCCTGCATAAGTTGGCGCAAAAGCAAACATTTCTTTTTCAGAGGAACCATCTTTTTTTATAAAACGAATCTTTCCTTGGTCAAGTTCAATAATGAAATCATTATCAACTGAACGAATCTTGACCCCTTGAAGCGTCCCTGCATTTATAAAATCTGCATTAAAAATACCATCAATTGTCCATGCCGTTTTAAAATTATCAAGGTTAAAGTTTCCATCAATAAAACCGATTCCTTCTGAGTTAGCTACAAGAAAATGATCAGATTCTTCAATGCTAGGACCATTCATCCAAACCATTTGAAACGGTTCTCTACTTTCTCCTTTACCTAAATCAGAGGGGTTCATCATCATAATCGACCCACCCTTAGCACCTCGAATGATATCAGATTGATACTTTCCAATTTCTGTGGAGTCATAAAATGTCATTTTATTATTATCAAGGTCAGAGATATTGCTTTGAACTTGTGACAACTGGCGATTAATTGAATTTCCACTTAAATTATCGCCTAGACTAGCTTGCACTCGCCCATTAACATGGTCAGTAACTACTTTAAAGACTCTGGTTTGGTAGTGATAATTTCGGTCTCCTCTGTGGATTGAAACAGTATTTCCAATTGAATCACTGCCTAATATCTCAGTACTAAACTGAACAAGTGGCCGACAGTAGTAAGCCAGTTGGTCATAAGTCTTTTGTAAAAGTTCGCTTGCATCTTCCACATCATCAAAAACAACAACCGTTTTTCGAGGAAGCATTTTTCCGTTTGATGGAATTCCATATTCTTTCGTCATTTCTGGATATTCAATCCAATTTTGACCTTTAGGTTTATCAAGGGGCTTTCCATTAGACTTTTTCCATTCAACATCTGAAAATTCAATTCTTCGCCCATAACCGTCACCAACTTCTTCACCCTTCCCACGTCCAATTAGGGCAGTGACAATATTTGTGCGGTCTTGTTGGTGGACAATTTTTAGAACTTCCTCACCATATTCAAATCGCTTATTGGTTATTTTCCCAATTTGGTTATAGCAGTGAATGATTTTTTTAGTAATCTTATTTCCTGTAATTTCAATTGAAAAGGTAAACTCTGCACCTAACTCTTGTAGAGCCTTTAGAGCTTCACGAATGGAAGTATAGTAGAAAGTACTAGAAACTGTTTTAATCGGTTCACAGACACCCAATACCCAGTCACAATCTGAATCATATAAAAGCTTGTTAATCACATAAGAAAAAGACCTATTTTTAGGTCTTATATCTTTAATGATAAAATTATCCAATTCATCGACTGCAAAATTTTTAGCTTCAAATGAAAGTAAATCATCTTCATCTTTTGCGGTTAAAATTCGATATAAAGAAAACTCTTGTTCTTTCGTATCATTGACTGCAATATAGCTGGCATCTTTAATTGTTTCGTCAAAAGGTAAAGAAACTGAAAGTGTGTCATTCATTAATTCAGAAGCGTTAGTTGTGATTTCTTTTGTCTGAACACATTCTATGAATTCATCGGAATCATAACTTTTGATGACTTGTTGCATCTTATCTAAAAATAAGATATTACTCACTAAAGCACCGCCTTTCTATATTGAATCGTTAACTCATAGTTTGAACTTGAAAAATCTGTTCCAGTTGTCAATCTGATATTTTTAAAATCAGAATCAAGGTCTAATAGGTTGTTATTTACTTTCCCATTGAGAAAAGTATTGCCTGCTTGAAAATCAAATTCCAATAGATCTCCTTTTTTAGCCTGTGATGATTTCAAGCGATAATTTCCATCAGTCGCAAGTAATCCCCCTGTCAGTAATTTAAATGACAGCCTATCTGGTTTAACTGGATAGGGTAAAACTTCAATCACTTTATTTTTTACACTTTGAGTTTTTCCGTGTTTAAATGGATTACTACAAAGGACAGTAAAGCTTGAAATGATTGAATTAGTATCTCCAGCCACATTGTCTGCAGTCTTGAAACGACCATAAAACGTATATTCCAGATCATCATTAAAAATAATGGGAACATCTTCTTGACGAATCAAGAATGCTTTTAAAGTATCAAACTTTTCTTGTAAAGCTCGAGGGTCCCTATCCTCAAGCTTATATTTTATCGTCAACTCCCGAGGAGGATATTTAACATTGGTTATCACTCCTCCTACTTGCATTTCTTGTGACTCAAAGCTGAGAGAATACATTTCTCGTCCCTCTACAGTCAATGTCTGATAACCTTCTATGAGTTCCTCTAACCAAGTCCCATCATAACTCATGGCACTGGTTGGAATAAAAGGAAGGTTGCGATAATGATTCTGTTTTGTCGTATCTCTAAACTTATACATTTCTACCTCCTAAAATCCCATATTTAAGTTAATTGCTTGACCTTGTGCATTTGAAATATCATCCACAAAGGCTTTAAAGATTTGATTCCCAAGCTTCACAGTAAATGAAGCCGGCTGTTTTCCTTGGTTAAGGTTCACATCATGAGAAACTTGACTACTGATTGAGCGATTAGCTGCCGCAACGTTCGCCCCAATATCCACAGAATAGTCAGAATTAATGGCATTTGCAATCATATCCCCCATTCCTGAAACGTTAGATTGAACGTTACGGAATCCTCCAGTTAAACCAGAATTCAAACCTGTCATAATGGCTTTACCAGCAGGAATTAAAAGTTTTCTGTCGACACGGATTGGCCCTTTATGCTTCCGAATCCAATCGCCAATCCCGCTAATGAACTTCATCCCATCTTCCCACTTTTTCTTCAGGCCTTTTACAAGTCCATCAATGATGGCTTTACCAATATCTAGCAAGTTTATATTTTTTAGATTGTTAAATGTCGTTTTTACATTATCAATCAAATCACTTACGCTTTGTTTCAAACCGTCCCAAATTCCTTTGAGTCCGTTAATCATTCCGTTCCACAAGTCAATTGTGCCTTGTTTGAGGTTTTCCCAACCTTGTTTGACTCCATTCACAATAGCATTGGCAGAATCAACGACCCACTGTTTAAACGATGCCCATGTATCTTTGACCCATTGAACAGTAGCATTCCATAAATCAACGGTACCTTGCTTAAATGAATTCCAACCATTAACAATTCCGTCAACAATAGACTTGGCCATATTAACGACCCATGTTGTGAAAGCTCCCCAAAGACTTTGGATTGTGTTTACAATTGTTGTCCAGATATTAACTACAGTTTGGAAAAATGAACTGTAAAATCCAACTACGATATTCACAAAAGTTTGGACTATTGTTTGAATCGCTGTTGCTAGTGTTTGCCAAAGCATTCCAAAATCTTCTTTGAATTGGTTAAAGTCCCCAGTGATTAAATCAATGAGTAACAAAACTGGTCCCATAACAACCGTCTTAATAATCTCCCAAGCTGAACCAAAGATAGTTTGGACTTGCCCCCATAATCCGCTAAAGAAATCAAGAATTGGTTGAAAGATTGTTTTGATTGTCTCAACAAATGGAGCTAAGGTTGTTGTAACGCTATCCCAAGCACTGGATAACCCGCTTGTTGTACCTTTCCAAAGATTAGCGAACCACTCTTTGATGCCGTTCCAAGCATTTTTAACACTATCAATGGCATTTTTGGCGCCTTGGATTGTTCCATCCCAAAGCCCTTTAGCTCCGTTTTTAATGTTGTTCCAAGTATCACTGAACCATTTGACTGCGCTGTCCCAAGCTTTAGTAATATTATCCCAAACATCTTTGGAAATTTTAACTAGAGATTGCCATGCAGAACCTAGAAATTTTACAAAATTTGACCATATTTGTTGCCCTGTTTTTGTTTGCGTAAAGAAATAGACTAATCCAGCTACAACAGCAGCAATTGCAATAACTATCAACATGATTGGATTTGCATCCATAACTGCATTAAAGGCCACTTTGTAAAGGGCCATGCTAAAATGTAGGAAACGGGCCATTGAAAATGTAGGTTAACTTTAAAATTGTGATAGGCTTTTCCTTATGAGAAAAGACATCCTAGAAAGTATAACCGAACATCTTATGACTGGAATTAAACCTAATTTCGCTGATATTGCCAGACGCTATAATTGTGACTATCGGACGGTCAAACGTTATTATGACCTCGGAAAAGAAAAGACCCTTGAAGAAGCTTCAAAACGAAGGGTCCCACCGTCACTTATTGAGAACTATAAATCAATCATTGAAGATAAACTCAAGCTTGGCTGCTCTGTGCGCTCAATTTACTACTTCATCCAACTAAAAGGCTATCAAGGCTCATATACGACCGTCAAACGCTATGCCAGATTGATTCGAGAATCCTGCAAACATAAAGCAACGATTCGAATTGAAACAACGCCTGGACTTTCTGCTCAAGTCGACTGGAAAGAAAATTTAAAACTGATCTCACGCAATGGTGAAGTGTTTACGATTAATATCTTTCTGTATATTCTTGGCTACTCTCGGATGAAGTATCTTCAATTGACCGTCGACCGTCTCCAACCCACACTCTTTGAGTGTCTCAATCACGCTTTTGAGAAATTCGGAGGTGTCCCTGAAGAAATTTGGTTTGACAATATGAAAACAGTGGTGGACCATTCTAAAAGTCAATTCTCAAATGTTGTTTTCAATGAACGATTCAGGCAGTATGCAAAAGATGCTGGATTTAAACCCATTGCTTGTCGGCCATTCAGACCTCAAACCAAAGGTAAAGTAGAAGCGCTTGCGAGAACTGTTGACCGCCTGCTTGTCTTTAACAATGAGTTTGAAGACCTTGAAGAATTACAAGCACTGGTCCAACAATTGATGGAAGATTTGAATCATAAAGAAATCTCTCAAGCGATTGGAACCTCACCTTCTGAACGTCTTGACCAAGAGGCGTTGAATCTCAAGGCTTTTGATTTAGAGCTTCTCAAAGTTTATAGTCAATTGAGTGTTCCTTTGACTCGAAAAGTCTCTAAAGAGGCACTTGTGATCTTTGAAGGGCGTAAATATTCAGTGCCGGTTAAATATATTGGACAGACCGTAACCTGTGAAAAAGAACAAGAGGACCTTAAAGTCTATTGTGACCAACGCTTGATTGCTCGTCATCCTTTAAGCGACCGTCCCTTTAATTATCGCCGTGAAGATTACGTTGAAATTCTTAAATCAGATGTCTTCAAACATCTTGAAGAAGACGAACTAGAGGCTTATGTGGATGAGAATCTTCAAGCCTACGATTTATTGTGAAGGGAGCGCTTATGACAACTTATCATCAATTACTCAACCAATTGGACCATTTAAAACTCGATCGTGTGCGTCAGCTCTTACCAGAGTTCTTAGATGAGCATGCGGATATTTCCTTAGTAGAGGGCCTTCATGAACTCTTGAGTGAAGAACTTCGTGAACGAGAAGCGCTCCTTCAGGAAAGACGATTAAAAAAAGCCCATCTGCCTTATGAAAAGCGTGTGATGGACTTTGATTTTCAGTTTCAACCGAAAATTAATAAAGCAGAGATTTTAGATTTACATACCTTACGTTTTTTAGATAAGCATGAGAATCTTCTCTTCATTGGCAATAGTGGCGTAGGTAAGACACATTTAGCTATTTCTATCACTTTAGAAGCCCTAGAGAAAGGTTATAGCTCTTACTTTTGTATGAGTACTGAATTAGTGGACCGTTTATTAAGAGCCAATCAAAAAGGAACTTTAGAGCGAGTATTAAAACAGTATGCCAATTATGATGTACTTGTTATTGATGAAGTGGGTTATCTGCCCTTTTCAAGAGATGGAGCGAGTCTTCTCTTTCAACTGATTAATATGAGATATGAAAAGAAATCCACGTTGATTACTACGAATATCCCACTTTCTCAATGGTCTGAGTTTCTTCAAGATAAGAAATTAACGAATGCTTTATTGGACCGCTTGGTTCATCATTCTAAAGTCATTTCTATTACTGGAAAATCTTATAGAATGAAAGACTATAGTGAGAAGAAAACCAAAACCCCAAAAAGTAAATAAAGTGATGGGCCCAAAACCAACAATTTGGGTGGCCCATTTCCTACATTTTCAATGACCCAAAACCAACATTTTTAGATGGCCCTTGACAGCCACTTGAACTGCAGTAGCTATCTTAGTGACAGTGTTCCAAGCTGTAATTGCGCTTTTCCATAGTTTATATGCTGCTACTCCAGCTGTTATTCCAGCTACTAATGGGCCAATCCAGTCTTTATTTTGATTAACGAACTCAAACAAAGTTTTAAATGTATCGATTATTCTTGCAATTACACTAATAACTGGAGGAATAGCTTTTGTAATTGCACTAAAAACTTGATTAACTACAGTTTTTAACTTGTCAAAATTCTGAGCGATTGAACCAAGACCAGCGCTCTTCATTCCGTTATCAATTGCAGATAAAACATGCTCCAAACCTTTCACTACTGCTGTTTTTACATTTTTGAACGAGGTTTTTATCCCTGCTGAATTTTTCTTAGCAAGTTCCGCAAATCCTCCAACACCGCCATTCAATTTAATCAATCGACTATTAAAGTCATCGAATGTAATTTTCCCACTTTGTAAAGCATCATATAGATCACTAACCGAATTTACACCTTGGTCTTTAAAAGACTTAGCAACTTTATCCATTGCAATGGGCATTGTTTCTTGAAGTGTCCGCCACGATTGCATATCAACAGTTCCCTTAGATAACATTTGAACATATTGTTGCATTCCTCGGCTTGCATCTGCAGTTGAAGCACCAGAAGCTAGAAAAGCATTGTTTAACGCAATAGCTGTATCAGTTCCTTTTGTTAAGCTTCCTGTAGATATAGCGAGTTGTTGAGTACTGGATACAATTTCATCAAGAGAGGTAGGCAATCCATCAATTCCTTTATTCAGTTTTGCCATTGATTTATCTACATCAGAAGCAGAATAACCAAGCGCCTGCATTACAACAGGATACTTATTCAAAGTATCAAATCGATCTATTGCACCATCTAATGAATTTCTAACCAAACCTACCGCAGAATCAACAAGTTTAAAAACCCCCACACCCTTAGCAATTTCTAGGATAGAAGTATTTGTATTTTGTGATCTTTTATCTAATCCTCCCATTGAACTATCTGCTTTATTCATGGTTGAGGTGAAATTTTTATCAACAGCACTCAGAACCGCTTCTACACTATAAGATTCCATGTTTTTCCTCCTTTCTTACTTATTTGCTTTTTTCATGAGGTTAATTAGTTTGTTGTCCTTTTTAAAAGCACTGTCCGAAGTTTCGATTCCTAAAATATCATTTTCAAATTTTTCTTTATCAAAAAACTTCTTGAAGGTCGAATAAACTGGAACTTGCTTCTTACCTTGTTGCTTAGTTGATTGAACTTGCCAATTTGCCCATGCTTGTTGGTAAATAAATTCTTGCTCATCAAGTCTTTTTAGCCTATAAGCTTTCAGCCTTAATTCATACTCCGAAATGGTCATGCGCTCTATATCTCTTAGATTAGCAATTCGGAGATAACGCAAACAATTTAACTGAACTTGTTCATAAAGTGTGTCAAAATCTGTTACTGTAGATTTTTGCTGACTTCTTTCTCGAAGTTCAACGTTTTTTTCTTGGTAAATTCCGACTTTTTTAACTCTTCGAGTACTAAATCAAAAAGCGCATCAATACCATTTTCTTCAATCCATTCAACTATCCCTTTTTCAGAGACACGAGGATTTTCTGTTGCATTCGCAGTTTTTAGCATTTCAACAAGTGTTTCGATATCTCCGCTAAAGAAGTTCATCAAAGCATTATCTAAGCCGGCTTTTAAAGTCATCCCACGCTCTGTGACTTCATTTTTTTTATTCAATTCCTTAATGAATCGGTAACCAAAGATAAAAACATACTGTTTGTCATTAATTGTTAATTCCATTTTGATTTCTCCTTAAAAAATAAAGACTAGAGCGAATCTCTAGCCTTTTGTTTATAGTATTTAAATTGTCACTTCTACAACTGTACTCCAGGCAGAGCCAGTAATATTTTCAGCTTTATCCCGTAACAGTATCTTTGAAGACATACTGAACAACATTAGCTTGTTCAGTAGTTAGTGTGGCATAGCCCTTTTGAGGTTTACCGAACACTCCAAATTCTAAACTCAATTCAAGCGCATCTTCTGAGTTAGGTTCATAAGAGAAACTTGTAAGATAAGCACGAAGATATTTCGCTTTGTACTTGCCGTTGTCTAATCCGAGAGTTGCTTTTTCAGCTTTATCAATTTCCCACACTTCAATAATTTCTGCATCATCAAACGCTTTGTCCATTTCGTCAAGATGTGGGTCACCATTTGCTGCAATAGATTTGGCAGACAAACTATATTCAACTTCTGCAAGAGCACCAATTGGTCCATCTTTAGTTGCTGTAGTGTTGTAATCTCGAGTTTTTTCATTCGAGTGTTCTGTTTGGAATGCAAGTTTCCAAGCGGCTTCTTTTGATGCTTTACTAAGCACACGATAGAGCAAGATAATATCTTTACCCTGTTTAGCTGTTAATTCTGCCATATTAAATCTCCTATCTTAGTCTAAATTCTAAGTTAATCAACGCTCTTTTAAGAGGTGTATGTGTTGTTGTATCATCCAGCATTTGAATGGTACTTGCTTGTGAATTCAAAGCCCAAGAATAGCCGTCTGTGGCACTTATATTCAATGCTTGATTAAATATATTGCTTGCCATGTCAGCCGCTTCCTTGCGCTTCTTCTGTAAGCTCCAAACAGATAATGAAAGACTTACTGTGCCTTTAATATCCGTTTTATTTGGTTCATGAATAGTTTGAGTATTCTCCAATTCAACAAATGGATAGCCCACTTCATTCATTGGCTTATAATCATAAACGGTATAACCCAATGATTGGACTCGTTTGAACAATTCGTCAAAAATAGATTGGTCTCGAGTTTTAATCATTTTGTCAACCTTTCTAAATCATTTGTGAATACCTTTTTCTGAATGTTAAACGCAGGTTTTACAAATGGTTGTGCAGCTTGAAATCGCGTCCCATACTCTACATATCCAGCATAATCAGTATGAGGTCCAGTCGTTCCTGAAAGACCCCCATCTGTGAGTTCACTAGTAATTGATCGTCTCATATTCCCAGTATCAACGGGAGCAAGCTTTTGCATATTCTTGTTCATGCTTACAGTATTGCTTTTTACAACATATTTGACATCATCAAGCGTGGCATTTTTTCTCAATTTCTTTTGCAAGGCATCAATTCCAGTTATTTTCATTGATTGACCTCCTGCAAAATAAAAGTGTTTCTCTTGCTTGGATTGCGGTAAGTCATTAAAACCCACTTTTTATTATCAAACTCAATGTAATCATATTCTGGCATAGTAAAAAGGGGCATCATTCGCATGACTTTTGCCCCTTGTTTAATATCTCCAAAAACTTCTACACTTCTGTCAGTTCCAATATCAGTGATATTTGCACTAAATACTGCTCGAGTTGGTTCTTTTTCAACCCATTCGCCTAAATCGGGGTCATAATGGGAGTCAGGCGATCCTTTGATAAAAGTAACTTCATCTAAATATCTCAATACAATCTGAACCTCCCTATCTTCTTATCGCCCTCAGTTTCTCTTGATTTTCGCCATGATTCAATTTCATCGGCATACTCGTCAAAATCAGATTCTGAAAATGTCATGCTTAATCCTTCTTGTGAGTAGGACTGCATGCCTTCTTGACCGATACGATTAAAACGCTTCAAGGAAACATCCAAAACAACATATTCTAGTTCTGGCGGTACTTCTTTAAGGTCAGAACCAAGAATAAGCAATAAACGTTCACGAGTGCGTTTTTCGATTATTTCCAAGCGCTCATCCGATGAACCGCCTAAAAGCTTTTTTATTTCATAAGTGATAGCCATAAGCAACTCCTAATTTTGAAATCAAATCTTCTTTCTTATCGTTTTTTGTATATTCTATCCCTTTAGTTTCAAGAAGCTCTTTTAGCTGATTAACGGTAAGCGTCGTTAGTTCATCATTTTTCACTTGCTTGGTCGCATTTATGTTTTCATATTTATGCAAGTGGCGACTTAGTAGCCGCCCCATTATACACCCGTAAATGTGATATTAACAACTTTTGTTAAATCATAGAGATACGCTGCGTAATGTTCATCTGCAGTAATTACAGTTGTTTTAGTAACAATATCACGGTCAGTTTCTACCTGAACTCCACGTTTTAAAACTAATTTCAAAGCTGGGCTATTTGAAACAATCTTGAACAATAGAGCTGAATTCTCAGCTAGTTTTTTAGATCGTACAATTTGAGCGCCTAAAACATCAGCGTAAGTTCCGTTGATAAGAGCATTTGCTCCTACTTCTGAACCAATATTTTTTGCGTTTGCATCTTTACGAATTTTTGCCGCATCTTTAGGATTGACGATAAGAACATAGGCTTGTGCATCCTCATCATTAAAGATATCCAATGCAGCTTGAACCCCGTCAACGTTTGCTTTAGTAGAAACAGTTTGAGAGGTAGTCTTAGCTGCTTTCAATAAGTCGTCATCGACTTTATTTGCAAGAGATAGCCCAAGTTGTTTATTAGATTCTCCAATTGGATCACCATAACCAGATAATAAGGCTTCATCCGTGATTTCTGTACCTTTTGCAGCTTTTTTAATTGTTACTGACTTAGTAGTAGTTCCGATTTTATCTAACGAAATTTCTCCGCCTTCTGCAACATCAGCAGCATCGCCAATATAAGTAAAAGCTGGGAATTTCAAAGTATTACCTGGTTGTCCTTGAAGTGTTGTGTCAACTTGTGCAAGGGGTGCAAATCGAAGTGCTTTATTCAATTCGTATGAAACAATTGGTGCAAGCACCTCTGGGTTTACTAAGTCTGTAAGTGTTGTTTTTTGTTTTGACATTTTAATAGCCTCCTGTTAATTTTTTAAATTCATCTGGATTTGATTTTGCTAATTCAGCTTTTTCAGCATAAGTCATCGAATCAAATTTTTCTTTATCGACTGATATTACATTACCCGGAACACGTTTAGGCGTTGTCCCTGTGTTTCGTGCTTTTTCCCACTGTGAGCGTTGATTATCAAGTAAATTGAGGAAAGTTTTTACATTACTGTAAGTTTTTTCTTCATCAACATCAACTAACAATCCTAATTCAGCAGCACTTAAAGCAATTCCACTTTCTTTCAATACTTCGTCAGCTTGACTGGTAATGTTTGAAATTTTGATTTGTGCTTTAAGGCTTGCGATTTCATCGTCTTTAGCTTTTTGAAGTTCGGCAGCTTTTTCTTCGTCAGATTTTTCTTTAACTGACTTTTTGCCACCTTTTTCAAGTTCTTCAATACGAGCCAGCGCTTGGTCAAGCTGTGTTTTTGTTTCATTTTTTTCAGCCTGCTCTTTACCAATTCGTTTTTGAAGCTTTTCGACAATTTTGTCATTGTCAGTTGATTGTTCTTGTTGATCTTCTACGTTTGTTTCTGTTTCAGTTTCTGAACCAACTTCAGACGTCTCATCGGCTGCTTCTTCTGCGAACAGTTGCAAATTAAGGGGTAAAAGTTCTGTTTGTTCCATTTCTGGTTCCTCCTACTCGCATTTAAAGACTTGGGAGTCTGATTTTCTCGTGTTTTATTTAGTGTCCACAACGTTCGGAAACGGACAAGAAAAGCGCCTGTCAGTGACAAACGCTTAGTTGTTTTAAGTTCCTGGTATCCAGTCTTTTAACTCTTTGAGTGTTTTGTAGGCTTTTTTCATCATGCTATTGTCATCCAGATATTCAATACCCTTAATAGTAATTTTTATATCAGATAACCCAGTAATTAACTTACCGTCTTTGGTTTCAATAAAAGATACACCTTTAATATAGCCATTTTCTTTTAGTTCCTCAAGAATATCATTCAGATAGGGATAGCTCACTCTGTAATTCTGTGGATCAAAAACTCCTGGATCAATTTTTTCTCCTTTTTTCATTGCATGATAAAGGTAAGCCAAAATTTTATAAGAGATATAAAAGAAATCATCTTTAGCCATCTATAACCTCGCTTTCGTTAATATTATTTTACCATAAGTATAATTTTATCCTTTTCTTTTATTGCGCAATTCTTCAATCGCTTTGTCAGCTTCTGTCCTGTCATCAAAAGCTTGCTTGTATTCGTCTTGACTGATTACTTTCCTATCAAGTAAATCATCCCAGAAACCTTTATCATCAACATGCGGTGCTGTGCTGCATCTACAGAACGGATGCATGTTTGGTGCATTAATACCAGGCGACATATCTTTAAGCTTGAATATTTTACCATTCAATGCCCCACAGATAGGACAAGCTGACGGTTCAGCAATATATTCATAACTTTCAATATCAGCTTTTTTATAGCTTTCTTCTTGAATAGCTGTTTGAATTCTCGTTGTTTCTGAAACTAGCAATCGTTGAGCATTGTAAGTGGCATTGAGCTTTCCTTTTTCTGTCATCAGCCTTTTAAGTTGTGGGGCTAGTGCTTTCGGATTGATTCCACCAGTTACTGAACGAATGAGAAGTTTTTCAATATCAGCTTTCAATTCAAATTGATACTGCCAAAGCTTGTCAGAGAAACTGGCAAATCCTTCGACTTTATAACTTCCATTAAGAACTGATTCAACTAAACTGTTATAACCGTTCTTGGGAACACTTAGGCCAAGTATGCCGGCTTGTCTTTCAAATTCTGCGAGAGCTGCACCAGTCAAATTCTTTGAGAAATATTTGTCCAAATCGTCAAATACAGCAATCAATTCTAAACCAATGTTTGCTTTCAGAAGTTCTAAACGATTCACTCTCATGGTCAAGTTATAAAGTTTCAACACTTGATTTGCTTGGTGCGAAAAGTCTTTTTCTTCTACGTATTTCTTAGCTTTATTGGCAAATGCTTTGACATCCATTTTATCCGCACGTTTCATGGCTTCACTGATAGAAATTCCTTGACCATTCGCAACGTTCTGCCAGTTGGCATTGATTTCTTTTTGAATAGCCTCTTGAGCTTCAAATAGCTTATCCATGATTTGTTTCATGCGTTTGGTGTCATCTTTGATTTGTTGCTCTTGCCAAGCTTTCTCACGTTTTTTCCAGTAATCAGGAGTTTTCATAGGTTACTCCTCATTTGTTTCAGAAACTACTGTATCTGTTCCCTTTTCACTAGGTTGCTTGTCCTGGTCAAAGATAGCTGTAGAAGCTTCTTCTTTTTTGATTTTTTCCATTTCAGCTTGGACATCTGGAATAACAGAGATGACACTCAAAGCTGTTTCTTGGCTTGTAATTCCCATAAGAATATTAGCAGTCTCGGCTTGCTCTTTAATATCTTTAGGCTCATTACGAGTAAAGGTGTACTCAATATCTTTCCAAGCATCCTTGTTTGAAACATTCGTACTTAACTCACAAAATAGTTTGTATCGACTATTCAAAGAAGATTGGAACTTACGTTGAAATGACAAAGCTAAGTTACTCATTGCTTGAAGCTTGTAAGCTAACGAGACACCACTTGATGACCCGAAAGATTCATCAGAGATATTCGCAACCATTGTAGTTTGGAAGATTAATTTAGTCAGTCGGTCCAATAGATTTTCTGTTTGAGAATCACTATCAGGCTTTTCTAAGAATTTGACATCCACATTTTTGCCTTCACCATCGGCATAGTAATTAATGACACGGTTACTACGAATGTTTTTCAAATCTTCTTCTTCAACTGCAGCACCTAAGAATGTCAAGTACTGATCACTAAAATAATCAACGTCATTTGCTTTTTCACTAATTGCTTTGTTAAAAGCGTTGACTAATGAAATAACAGATTCAAAGATACTCATTCGTTCTTCGTTGAAATAGAACTCTACAACTGGTAAATCTGGATATGGGTTGTAAGTCCCTTCTCCAAAGCTAATTTCGTCATTTTCTCCGCTGATTTTAATAGTTTCAAGTAGAGTATAAACTTCTCCTTGAAGTTTTTTGTCCTCGTCAACACCATATCTCACGGCAAATAAAGGCTCTTGTTTGACTGTATCGTCATAGACCATAAACATATTTTCTGGACTATTATAAACAACATTCGTTTGAGTGTCCTCGTCTTGATACAAAAACTCAAAAGCTCGACCATAAATACATGCCATTTTTGCAAGTTCTGATTCTTCATCTTCCATATCATTCAAATTATCAAATTCTTGTAATTTAGTAAGTATTTCTTTATCTGAATGTGACTTTTTAACTGGAATCCCATTAAAGTAACCTGTGAAAGTATCAACGATATATTTAGTGAAATTAACAGCTAAACGATTGTCAGGCTTCCAAGAGTCTTTTGCCGGTTCATCATCAATAGCCATAATTCCAAGATACATATTTTTTAAGTACTCATACCGAGCAACTTCTAATTTATGTTTTTCCATGAACTTGGTAACCACTTCAACTGTGATTGGTTCATCTTTTGAAAATGTCATTAATTTAGGTGGTTTGTATTTCAATTAGAATCCTCCTTTGAAAGATTTTAGTTTTGCTTTACGAGTTGTCATTGTCTCAGCAATTCCCGTTGTTGCATCGGGCGCATCATCGTGTTTATTTTTACCTTCACGCTGATAAGTTGTCATTGCTTGATAGTATTCAGGGAAACGAGTTCTCCAGTCATTGGGAAATCGAACGTGCTGCTCTATCCAATAACTATTGGAATAAATCCGAGCTTCTTTATTATTTCCTTGGAAGAAATCTTCTACAGCACAAGCAACTTTCCCTTGAATCTTATCCCTGACAGAACGAGCAAAAGACCGACCGCCATTGTTACGCTCGATTCTTGATGCATTTACTCTGTTATTAATTAGCTGATTGGCCACTGCATTTTCTGTGTATTCCATCGGCTTTTGAGTGTAAATAATGTCTAGCACATCTGCAAAGCCGTCTGTGGTTTCACCCCACACAATCGAACAGAGATAGTCTTTCCCAGTGTCTGCAGTATCGCAATAGTTCCAAATCTTTTTGTACTCTGAACGAGCATTGTAGGTTTGGAACTCACTATATAATCGACCTTTGACATCAATCGGCTCTTGTTGGTAGTTGGCGCTGGCAATATCAGCACCCATTGTTTTTACTTTGCGCTTATAATCTTCAAGAGTCAGAACGTCATCACAAAGCATTTCATTTGTCTGTTCATTGAAAGCTTTAAAATTAATATGCTTTACTCGATAGCCATTCTTAGGCAGTTCACGCAAAGCTCGTCCGGCTAAATCTTCACTATGCCAACGAGTCATATTGATTATGATTTTACCGCCTGACTCCAAACGTGAAAGCATGGTATTAACAAACCAGTCCCAATGTTTTTCTAATACTGTCGCGTTGTTAGCTTCCTCAGCATTCTTGATAACATCATCAATGATAATAATGTCAGCACCAAAACCTGTTGCAGTCCCTGTTGGAGAGGTTGCCAGATAGTTATTATAGCCGTCCGACAAACTCCAAAGGTTTTTCGCAGCATCTCCATACTTAATTGCAGCATCGAAAATATCAGAGTAAACGATTTTGTTCTCATCTGCTTTTTCTTCTTGAAGCGTATTACGAACATTTTTAGAAAAGACAGTAGATAAAGTTTCGTTATATGAACCAGTCATGATTTTCTTCGTGTGGTCATTACCAAGCACCCACTCTACAAATTTACCAAGCGTGAGAGATTTCCCATGACGTGGCGGAAGATTCAAAACTAAAACATCGTATTCATCATCATTTAGAAATGACTGAAATTCTTCACACATCGTCACTAAATAAGCTCTGTCTGGTTTATAAAAGCTTGGCATGATGAGATTACAGTAATCAAAGAAAAAGCGCTTAGACAGCTCAATTTTTGCCCCTAGCGCTATTTTATCCATCACGACTCGCCAACTTTCTAAGTTCTTCTGTCGATAAGTCTACAAAAGGATTGGTTTTGACTGAACCAGATAATTCAACTTTGCTTGTATAATCACCATCCATTTTATTAAGAGTGTCAATTGCCTTAATCATGTCAGCTTCTTTTTCGGCATTTTTAGCTATCTCTGATAGAGTGACCATTCGCTCTTTACGAGTCATTATAGCAGCATCTTGAGCTTCTTCTTGGAGTTCCTTATACCTTACCAAAACCTTACCAAAAAGTTCGCTTGCTTTTACATCTACAGTTGAATCTTTCCACTTTGATGATTGCTTAAATGCTTCTCTGTATGCTTTTCGTTGGCTCATGCCAGAAATTAGGCATTGAACAAATTTTTCATGTCTTGCATTTTCTAATACTGGCATTTAATCTCCTTTCCAACAATAAAAGGCTGCCCATTGGACAACCTGTAATAAAATATAATAGCAAGATAGAGTCGCGAACTCTATAACTTCTATTAGCGAAGTCGTTTCTATTCCTTGCTGTCAGCTCCAACCGCACTGACTTATTAATATTATTTGGAAACTGTACTAGTATTATCAGCCCCAAATAATGTTGGACATAGCAAGTCAGGGAGTCGAACCCTAACAAGCTTATGAAGCAAATTCAAACCGATACTTATGATATTTTGTGCTTTTGCCTTTTACTTCATAATACAAGTATATCAGCAAAAATAAGGGTTGATGTACCATTTTTAGGCAATTTAGATTCTTTTTTTTCCTATTTTGTCCCCTCTCAAATTAAGTGAATAACAAAAGAATAGATGTCATTCCTAAATTTATAATAAGCAGCTTTAGCTTTCTTCTGTGGAACTTCAAATCCTTGAACATCCAATTCTTGCATTACTTGATACCAGTATCTGCCATTATATCCTTCACATTTTAGTCTTATTACCTCCTTTTCAACTTGAATCAAAGGTAGATACCAGATGTCGATTTGTCTTATCAATTCTCTTAATCTGATTAATTCCTCATCATTTTCAAGTGCTTCTTTATTTAAAACATGACTTTCAGGTTCCGAACCACCAGAATAAGCCGTACGAATACCTAAGTTATCTACTTTTTGTTTATAAAGATATCTACTTTCAATTGATTTTATTCTGGCTTCAAGTCTGCCATTAACGTAATCTCCAATAATTCTATCTAACTTATCTGCCATTCATCAAATTCTCCTTTTGTGGTATAATTAAGTTAGAAATTCAGTTGCCGAAGCCCGTTCCCAGCGGGCTTTTTTTCATTTTAAAACTTAACTTTAATCACTTCATTTTCTAGTTTTTTATAGCTGTCTAAATATAACTCACCTTTATTCCCGTTGTATGTTGCTTCGTAATACATACCATTTGCTGCTTCAACATCACTAGAAAATAATCCTTTTATATTTTGTAGGGTTTTGCATTGCCATACAACATAAATATCTTGTGTTTCGCATCCCAATTTTTCAGCTAATTTTTGAGTTACTAATTTATTGAAATCTTTATCCATTTTATTTCTCCTCCAGTTGAGTTTAGCGAGTTCCTAGCTCAGTATGATATAATTTGTTAGACTATAAAAATTATCCATAAAACTTTGTTCTATTAAGCTCGAATTTGGTCAACTTGGGCTTTTTTATTTTGGAATAAATTATTGGTCTGTGTGCTATAATATAACTGACCGAAAATAATATAATAAGTTGTCGTAAATCCTATTTAGCTCAAGCTTGGTCAGCTTGGGTTTTTTTGCGTTCAATCCATATGTTTATCAAGCCATTTATGATAATTTGTAGGTAATCTTCTTTCTCTATGGCCGCACCTATAACAAATCCTGATTTCGTATGATGCATTTGGTACACGTTTCTTCCAGTCATCCCACTTATGCCCGAACAGCTTACACAAAAGTTTCATATATATACCCCCAATCCTTTAATAATTTCATCAGCGCTCATACTAGCCCAAGGTTCTGGAATCTGTGGGTTGAGGGCATTACTGATTTTCTTTATAAAATCACGTCTAATTACTATTTGATATCTTTTAAAATGTGCTTGGTGACACATATCACGTTTTGAATAATATTCTAATTCCTCTTCCAATTCATCTATTTCTTCAAATAACTTACTTATTATTGGTTTCATTAAATCCCTCCCCACTAGTCATTGACCAGCGATATTAGTTTGTCTGTATTTTTCCATAACATTTGGATATTTGCCAACAAATTTTAATTGTTCTTGATGTAAACGATCGGACCAATGAAAAAGTCTATCAATTTCTGCTAAAGCGCTCAACTTTTGGTAGATCTCTTTAATGTAAAACTCTGCATTTCCTACTGATTTCCAATATTCTGATGTGTTCACTGTGTTGCTAGTTTTAGCAAGTTTACTTGCGTTGATATCAGCCTTTTCTTTTTTCTTCATCAGGCTATCAATTTCTTTGAATATAATTTTTAATAATTTCACTTGATAGTTTTGTACTATTTCTTCTGTCGTCATTCCTGAACCTCTTTCATTGACCAGCGATATTAGTTTGTCTGTCATTCTTGCTCCTCATCTGCAAATAAATCTTCATCGAATTCTTCTTCAAAATATCCTTCTAAACAAAAACAAATGTTTTCTATATATTCATTTTCTTTATAGATTCTTTTGAAAAATTCACGAGTTACACGTTTTCTGTACTCTTGAATATAATTTTTCTTACAAATATCTTGACCGATTAACTTTAAGTTTTCTCTCAAATTTTCAAGAATATCAGGTTCATCCTCTGGTGCAAGATCATAAACATCTTCTTTAAGAATTTGTTCAAGTATTTCCCGCATTTTATTGCGCTCTTCTAATTCTGGAACAATAATTCTCTCTTTCATCCCTCCCCCACTTTCACTAAATCATTATCTACCAAATAGAGATAGATTATATTACGGTGTGAGCATCCGAGTAAGGCATCATCTGGAAACATAAATTTATAAAGTTCACTCTCTTCATCAAGGCCATCAGTGATTACTTCCATACAAGCCCCGACATCACTATAAGAACGAATGTAATCGCTGCTGTACGCTTCTTCAATTTCTTCTTCCAACTCATCCGCAATGCTTTTCGGAATCGTGAGTGAGGATATACTTAATATTTTCATAAATGCTTTACGATTAGCTGCGATTGTCTCATTCTGTTGTTCAATCGTATAGTAAGCCTTTGATTTAAAATTCAATGCCTCAGCAGCAATCTGTTGTGCTGTTTTTTCTAATTCACTCATCGCCGCTCCCTTCATTCATTTCCATAAGTTCGACTCCACCAATCATCAAAAGTTTGTTCGGTTACTCCCTCTTCATCAAAATGAGGTAATCGGTCATTGCCATATTCAAACCACCAATCCTCATGCCATTGCATACGCATTAGTTCTTTTTCTGATAGATTTTCCATATCATCAAATGTTTTTGCACGAATCGCTCTTAAACCAATCCAATCATACTCATTATCAAACCAACCAGCATGACTTTTTGCTTCATTTCGTGTATCTGCAAAGGTAAGAGCTTGTCGTCCCTCATCATCCCAAGGGTTGCTAATTATCCAAGCTTTCATCTATCCCCTCCAATCGCTGCGAGTGCTTTTTCTAAATCAGGCAAAATCCAGTCTGTTTGAATAGTTCCTAAATGCCCATCATGTTTAATCGTTCCAATAACATGCTCGATATACTTTTTCGCAGTGTTAAGCTGTTCTTGTAGTTTTTCAACCAAAAGTTTGTCAATGTCTGAATAACATTCATCACATATAATAAATTCTCCTTCTGTAAGCCATTCGGGTTCGATTGGTTTACCACAGCCATAACATCTTGTTTGCTTCATCATTTTTTTATACCTCCCCAGTGCTACCAAATCCACCTGTACGCTTTCCATTTGCGTTGTCATCGTTTGTTGTAAGGTATTTGACAAATACCCCTTGCATTATTCTTTGACCTTTAGAAATGGTTACAGGCTCTTTTGAGATGTTCATAAATAAGCCTTTAAATTCTTGCGGATAGTAATCTGAATCGATAATTCCTACTGAATTAATCAATGCAATGCCACGCTTAACTGGATTACTTGAACGGTCGTATAATTTCAATACTTCATCATCACCAAGTTGAACAGCTAGCCCAGTGCTTACCATTTTAATTTCATCAGGTTGAATCGTAACTGTTTCACTTGCTGAAATGTCATATCCTGCGCTATGTTTTGTCGCTCGTTCTGGAATAGTCGCATTTTCGTTTAGTTTTTTAAATCCTCTTGTCATTTTTCTTCCTCCACAGGCACAGCAAACTGCCAGTAACGCTCATCAATTGACTTGATTTCTTGTTCTGTTAATTTTAATGCATAATCTTTTCCTTTTGTAAATTCTGAGATTATTCCACTTTCCGCTTTTGATACGAAGGTTGAATCGCTTAATCCAAAAACTTTTGGTAAATCAATATAGAACAGCTGCGGTTTTTCGACTGTGTAGCCGATATTTCGAGCAATAATATATTTTTCTGGATTATTTTTAACCCACAATCCGGCTTCTATTAAATCTTTATCATTAGAAGTGAATATATCCTTCAAAGTTTCTGCTATGCTGTTATCAATTTGTTCATCCCATGCAATTGCGTCTGCCACACACTCAGGCACGACTGGCAGGGCTTGCTGTTGGAGTTGGGATTTTAAAACAATGATTTGCGATTCTAGTTTAGAACTTTTAATTACTTCTTTTTCATAGTTATCATTGAGATTACTATATTTATCAAATAACTCCTGAAATTCTTCATCTGAGTGCCAGTTTTTGAAGTGATTTATAAGTGTAGATTTTTTATATTCTGCTTCTGTAGTTAGTTCAATATTAGTGACTTTCACCTTGTTGAATAATTCTTCTTCAAACTTAGTCATTTTTCGTGTCCTCCAATACAGCGATTAGTTCGCTACCATTTTTTATTTTGATAATTTTTATTTTTCTGTAAAGGAAACCGCAACTGAAAGCTTCAATATCATTACCACATTCAAATTGGACTATGATTCGATTTTTTTCAGTTTTTAAAATAACTGTCATCCCTTCTTCAATAACTTTTAGTAAACTTTCAACTGTCATTTATACACTCCTAACCAGTACATCATCTAGCCAAACTTCTCCGATAAAGTCCTTTGAGATTGCACTATTAAGAAAATCAGTTTGTTTTTTCAGCCATTTTTTATTCCAAGTTGATGCATCTGGCAAAGGACATAGATTTGCGTCATAAGCTTGAAAAGCCAATTTAAGTTCATCAGATTCTTTTTCATCAAATAGAAATTCTACAGTTGCATATCCTAGTCCATTTGAAAATCCACATTTATATTTTTCTGTCCATTTCATCTAATTGCTCCTATAATCCTAATTCTTCTTTTCTTGAGTTTTCGATTGCCATTTGCGCTCTGATGTTTCTTCGCAACCTACGTTCTTCTTTTGTTTCGTTTTTTCTACGTTCTTTTTCTTTTGTTTCAATAAGTTCTTCTTCTGATGAGACTGAAAGAAATGGAAATCTTTTTCTAGTTTCTGCTTCGTTTAAAATCGCATGTTTTCTTGTTTTTCTGTAATCAAAAGGGTACTTACCAACTTGGATATATGAATATACGTTATGTTTGCCAATCTTTAAAAATTGAGAAATTTCTCGAGCAGTTCCTGTCATTATGAATTCCCCTTTGTCATAATAATCATAAACAGAAGCGGGAAGTTCGCGCCCTTCTTTTTTCTTTTGTTCCGTAAGCTCTTTAGTTTTTTCTTTATTTAAAATAGCATGCTTATATTTAGGGTTAGCTTTTTTAGGGTCTTTCCCATTCTTTATCCATAATGAGATAGAGGTGCGGGAAATATCAAAGTAATCGGCTATCTCGTCAATTGTTCCGGTTGCTTTTTTTTCGCCTTCAATATAAGCATCAAAGACTTTAACTACCATTTTTTTCTCCTAATTTTTTAATTTTTTCGTGAAACTCAGCTTGCATTTCCTGATTAAACTTGCTTTGGCTATCTAATTCAAATTCTTTTTTGTTTTGCTCACTCGATATATTTTGACTAGCAAGTTTACTGATTCGCCTAGCTTCATTTTTTGTGTCGTAATATCCCATAATTAAAGCCTCATATTTTAGCTTCTAAGCGCTTTTAGCTTGTTCGTGATAAATTATCCATGAAGTGGTTTAAGCGCTCAATGTAACCGTAATTTTCATGAATTAGAGCTATTACAGTTCTATTTGTTTATCTTTGGTCAATTCTTTAAGTATTTTGTATAATTCTCCCCACTTCATTTGCTTTGAATGGTTGTATTTATTGCAAATATCTAAGTAAAGCTGAGAAAGTTCGTGATTGTGCTTAGTTCGACCGCTGATTTTCACAGACAATTCTTTGTGGTTAACGTTGAAATTATTATTTCTTGCCAATCCATACAGCTTTTTCAAAGTGTCAAAATTTGTTTTAATCATGGTTTTCTCCAATTGCTTCGAGTGATTCTTTAGCATAGTATCTAATTTGTGATGGATACTCCTCAATGCTGATAATTCCATCATCTTCAGGTTGATTATAAATGTTCTTCAGTGCCTTTTTCATGGTTTCGTTATCGTCTTTGAGCTTTTCATACTCTGATTTAATTACGATAATTTCTTTAATCATGGTTTATACCTCTGTAATTTCAATTTCTATTCTGTTTTTCTCGTCATTAACCTTTTTAGCTTCAAGCCATACAATCTGGCTGTCGTCACTGTAATAACGCAACTTAGTCATATAATCTTGTAAGTTCTTCATAAGATTGTCTAAGTCAGGTCTGCTTGTTTTCCATTGCCACCAGCGATTTTCTTGCTTAATTGCGTAGAAAAAAGTAACGGATAGCTTCAAAGGAACGTTTTTTTCAAAGCACTCTTTCGGTTTATTTTTCATGAGTTGAGCTTTAAGACTGTAGTTGTTTGTTCCTCTACGGTCATAGAATTGAAGTTTACCATTCACTTTTTTAATGCCTTTTTGCTGCTGAGTAGTTGGCATTTTATCCAATTCAAATTTAAATTTCAAAGAGCGACACCTCATATTCTTTGAGCATTTTTTCTTTTGCTAAATTATAAAAATCTTTCTTAATCTCAAAGCCATAAGCATTTCTTCCAAGTTCAATCGATGCCCTAATTGTTGAACCGCTCCCCATGCAAGGGTCAATAATTGTATCTCCCTTGTCAGTAAAGATTTCAATTAATCTTTTCAAAACAGACTGTGGCTTTTGCGTAGGGTGAATTTTGGGGATTGTCTTGTTATCTCTCCCCCAAGGCATCCAGTTGAAAATCATTTCACCATTATTGTTGAATTTTGGTAATTTATCACGGTATAAAACCACAGCATATTCAGTAGCTCCTACAATTTTCATATTTGCTTTGAGAACTTGAGCGCTATAGTCTTTTACGAAAACTAGCGGATAAGCGTGTTTGAAGCCGTATTTCTCACCGTAATCCATTACCATTTGTATTTGTTGAAAGGCACAGAATACAATCATTGCGGGCGCTTTTCCTTTTTCTTTTGGCTCCTTGATTAACATCCGATTGCAAAAGTGCATAAATTCTGCGATTCTAAAATCTTTATCAGTGTCAAAAAATTCTGTATTTGCTTTTTCGCTTTCGCCATTTTTATTATCACCGTCAATATACCAAGCATTTGAGCTTGCATAAGCGTTTTTCCCTAAGTTATAAGGAATGTCAGCTATTACAAGCTGTGCTTTAGGTATTTGATATCGTTTATAATTTTGGAAATGGTCATTGTAAACTTCAAACTTCATCTTTGTTGTCCTGTACTTGAGAAATTCATTACTTGCGCATTATTGAGTTTAAATTTCAATCTTGCTGGCAATTGTTCAAGCCTTTCATCACTTTCTGGAATTGTTAACATGATAATTGAGCAGTTATCACTTGCGCTTAATAAAGGAGTCAATGCTTTTTCAGCTTGATTTGCTGTGAAATCTGCCAATGAATCGAAAATAAGAATTTCTGCTTCTTCAATATCATGTAATATCTTCAAATATTTTTCTCTTGCTTCATCACTAGAAAATCTATTTTCAGAAATATGTATGTACTTTCTAACCTTTAATCGTTTTACTTTTTTCTGTCTGCCAACATTGGTAACAATCCACTTGACCATGTTGTCACAAGATACAACACTTAATTCATCAGCGAAATCATATTTAACAATGACATTTTCAGTCAAATCAATACCTTTTTTAGCTTTGAATTCTCCTAAGAAGTCATTGACAGCTTTAGTAGCAACTGTCTTTATTCCTTCAGCATGGCACATCGGGCAAACTCTTACATCATATAAGTAAGGTTCTCCAATCACTTCGCCTTTTTCATTCTTAGGATAAGAAAGCACAGGTTTCTTAGATCCGATAATCTCACAGCCGTGAACTTCACAGGCTCCAAGTTCCCCACCTTCTTGATAGTTTTTTAAAACATCAGTCGCTTTGACAGCAAACTCTCCGTCATCTCTCCATGTATCAAAAGCCATTAGATAAGACCCCCGAGAGTTTCTTTTTTAACTTTTACTTTTTGCTGGAATGATTTGAAAGTTGCACTTTCTAAAAACGCATAGGAATTTATACTAAATTTTTTAGTTTTATCTTCTGGATTTTCTTGTTTGTACCATTCAAAGTAATTTTTAGCTCCGATTACTGCTTGTTTCTTTTCTTCTGATGAGAGTTTCATGAATTCAACTTGTGCCATTGCTCTTTTTGCAATATTTTTACTAGAGAATTCAATAAACGAATCAAGATATTCAGAAAGAAGTGAGTTTATATCTTCTCCTGAACTTTTTTCTTGGAAGGCATTTGGTTGCGAAGCGTCTATACTATCCTTACCTATACTATCCTTACCTAACCTAACCTCTCCTATCCTATCCTGTGCGGACATTTGGTTGTCATTTGGTTGCGGAATGGTTGACACTTGGTTGCCAAGTAGATAAGACCCTTTGCTATCAAGAGATAACAGTGTTTTTTCTTCTGTATATATCGTTGGTTTTTGTCTATCTTTTCTTATTTTGTTGTTCAAATTCCAATCTTTAACAACTGTGACTCCACTCGGAAATGCAATAACAAATCCTTTAGCTTCCAAAAGTTTCAAATCATCATTATTTGAACCGTATGCTCTGCTTAACATTTTTGCATTACCAATAAATCCTTCGTCATCAGCTTCCATTCCTAAATGAAAGTATAAAAGCTGACTTGATGACGGCATATCAACGAATAAATCACTCGTTGTTACTTCTTTGCTGAACATTCTTCTTTGTGCCACAAATACTCCTTTCTTCTATATTTATTTCAAGTTTTATTTTTCAAATTAAAAGCTGGCGATGAGTGGTTATGTGTAAACACTAAATACTCATTGACTTTACGGCTCGTTCCGCCACCCTCCAGCACTTATTAGAATGGTAGGTCATCATCTGAAATTTCCATTAGATCACTTCCAAAAGAATCATTATTTTGTGGTTTTGAAGCTGGATTACCAACTCGTTCATTATTTGCTTGGTTACTTTTTTCAAGTACTTGGAAATTGTTTGCAATGACTTCTGTTACATAAATTCGTTGCCCTTGTTGGTTCTCATAGTTTCGAGTTTGAATACTACCAGTAACTCCAATTAATTGACCTTTATGAGTCCAATTGGCCAAGTTTTCGGCTGATTTACCCCAAATAATACAATTGATAAAGTCAGCTTCTCTTTCTCCATTAGCATTTTTAAATGCTCGATTAACTGCAAGAGTAAAAGCGGCAACTGCTTTATTTTGTGGTGTATATCTAAGTTCAGGTTCTTTAGTGATTCGCCCTACTAGAGTGACATTGTTAATCATTTTGTTCTTCCTTTTTTATATCTACGAATTTTTCGATATCATTGTATGCTTCATCAAGTGGCATTTTTAGCCAATCATTTTGTTCATCAACACTTGCCCCATAGTCTTTTCCGGCAATAATAGCCATTTTGTTAACTACAGCTTGAAGCTTTTTCTCATCAAATTCTTTTTTATCTTTACCAACAACATATAATTTAGGCGGAGTTGGTACCTCTTCTTCAGTAAAGTCAGATTTTGTATTTTGAACCTTTGAATTCTGAGGTAAAGCCCAACTTGGAAGCTGTGGATTATTCCACCAAAAGTTCTTTCCTGCTTTTTTATCAAAAACTTTGTTCCAACCATCAGTCTTTTCAAGTGATGTTTGAGCAAAACTGGTAGGTAAGTCATATAAATATCTACCTACTCCCCATTGGACAGCTGCTCTCTTCATTGATCCAGATAATCCACCTTTAACTGCTTCAACCTGAGTGTTTTCTGCGCCATCCCATTTGGTGACCCATTCGTCTCCAAACTTAACGGATATACCACATAATGTTCCACCATCTGGAGCTGTTTTGAATTCGTTCTTCCATCCGGAAATTCCAAAAACTTCATCAAAACGTTCTTGGACTGCCCGATTATCCATATAAGCAAGAACCATAGCCCAAGGTTTCCCTTGTTTAGAAAATCCTGATTGTTGAACTCTCCAAACTACTCGGTCTGGTTGCAAAGGTTTTTGTAAGGCAAGCATTTGTTCTTCATAATCTGCCATAATTTACCTCAAACTTTCACTGTAAATTCTTCTGTTTTATCAAATTTGAATCCTTCAACAATTTCGCCATCTTCTGACACGAGCTTACCGCCGTCTTTTACAAAAGCTTTGAGTGCCTTTTTATCAACACTCTCGGTCGTTTTAGTCTTGACCGTGATGAATTTGCCGAACCCTTTTTCTTTAAGCTCTGAAAGCAAATTATCGTCATAAGAAGCATTTTCTTTTTTTGAAAATCGAACACTACCATTGATTGTTTTCTTGGTACTTTTCGTCTCAAGAGTTAAATAATATTGTTCAGCTAGTCCTTTGAAATAATCCATTTTTTGCTGTTCTTCAGCTTGAAGTTTTAAACGGCGCTGTTCAATTTCATACAATTCGGCATTATATTTTTCTTCGATTGCTTTTCTTGATTCTTCAGCTTGAATTTCATACTCGTCACATTGGATTTGATGTTCTTTATATTTACCAAGTACCCAGTTCAGTTCACTATCATTTTTAACTTTAAACGGTTCTTTTTCTTCCGTCATTTAATGTTCTCCGTTTCTTATTTTTGTTGAAACGTGATATAATCTAGGTATAAATTTAAGAAGACACATCACGTCTTTTAGCTCGCATTCCCGTGCGGGCTTTTTTAGTTCCAAACTTTTTTCCAGTCTGAAATACATTCGTTAAGCATTGCAGTTTTATCAGCAGCAAGCTCTTGTTTATTCTTTTTGCGTGAAGTCATATAAAGACTTCCGTCTGGTCGTTCCCAAGTTTCAAAGACCACTACTCCACGATTTTCTCGTTTGATTAAATCATGGTAGATTTGTCCAACAGTCGTTGGCAACACTCGGACTTTGCGCCCGTTTATGATTGTTGTTTCCATTAATTTCCTTTCTAGCGGAGCACCGCATTTAATTTTGATGGGTTGACTATGTATGTGTAAGTCATACTACTTACCTCGTCTTTGCAATTGCAAATTTCGTGGTTCTTTGAACCATTCAATAACTAAATCCCTTGACCACTTTGTCCCTGATTTCCCGTAATTCATTTCAGCAAATTTCAAATGTTTTTTAAATGAAATTGAGAATGTGCTTTCATCCTTACAGCCAATCAGCTCCATAACTTGTTTTTGAGTTAAAGCAAGAGGATACTTCCCGTCATTGGAGATATAGTCGTGCATGGAATCTAAAACAATTCCTCTAACTGAATCTCTCAGCTTTTGAATCATTTCTTCAAACATGAGCTTTCCTTTCTAGCTGGCTAAGTCATCTTGTTCTACAAGAGGTAAATAACCATGTTTTTTGAGTGTTTCATATAGGAACTTGCGCCCTTTTTGTTTCCATGTAGTAGTAATTGAAGTTCTCTCTTGACCTTTACTATCTACATAGTTTTGAGTTCGACTGCCAATGTAACCTTTACCCATATATCTTGAGTACAGTACCCATTGCTTATTAACTTTTCGTTGAATACGCAACTCGTTTAAAATTCGATTGAATTTCACAGCACTAAATCCATAATCTTGTGCAATCTGAGTAATTAGAATATCATCAGGGCTTTCAAGGATTAAATCAAGGTAAGTTGTTTTTTCAGTAGCTGCAGCAAGTTCTAGATTCAACTGGCTATTTTCTTTCTCAAGTCCAAGTCGTGCTTCTCGTTCCTCTTTTAGCTGTGTAGCAAGGTTAATGAGTGTATCTGGATTAAGCAGTACTTCTTCAAGCTTTGCATCCGTCATATACGCTCCGTGCTTGCGAATTGTTGGGAGGACTTCATGAGTAATCCAACGCTTGAATTGTCGAGCTTTTTCTTTGATTTCTTGGTTTTTACCTTGTTTTGATGCCCCAAGAATCAAGTTATATAAACCAGATTCGTTGACGACTACCATATTTCGCTTTTGACCTGAGGTCGTAATTTGCGACCCCAGCTTATCTTCATCATCAACGTGTTTCAACAATGCATCTTTTGTGTTTGCATAACCAAGTATTTTGGCTACATCTTTTCCGACAAACCAAGGTTCGTCATCAATAAGTACAGTTCGTACTGGTAAGTTATTAAAATTAAAATTTTGTAATTCGTTCATGTTTTCGCCTTTCTAACTAGCCAATTTGTCAAGTTTTTGATTAAAATTTTTCAGCACGAAAATAACATCGGTTAAATCTACTCCAATAACCTCTGCAATGTTCGCTGCTGAAACAGCATCTATTCTAGATGGGTTGATACGCCACTTATAAAATGTTGTATAGGGAACGTTAATTTTTTTTGCGATAACTTTATACTTCATTCCTGAAGAGTCTAATAACTCATCAAGTGGCTCATAAGTTTTTTTCTCTGCCATACTGGCTCCTTTCTGCCCCTCTAGGGCTTTTTATTTGTCAGTTCAACCGCTGCTTTATAAGCATTTGACCATTCAAATAACTGAGGTAATAAAGAGTCTTTGATAAATTGAACAGAAAAATCTTTTAACAGTTGTTTTTTGTACCACTCAACACTATGCTGCTGAATAGTTTCTCCGTAATGCGTAACTACTTGTTCCATTAGAACCTCCATTTGCCTGCGAGGGCTTTTTATTTGCCAAACTTGCTACTTACGCTGAGTTGAATACAACGTGTAACTACATTCACAGAAGATTCGCAACTGTTTTGTTTGTTCGCTTGTTTGACTTTATGAGTTAATTATAACCTTAACTGTCCAATTTGTCAAGTTAAAACTTTCCAAATTGACAAGTTTTGTTGTTTGTACTATAATTAGTGTATGAAAAAAATACGATTACCTGAAATGATAGATTATTTCAGAAAAGAGAATAGTTGGACGATGAAAGAGTTTGGCGAAAAGCTAGGGAAATCTGAGTCAGCTATTTCGAAATGGATAAAAGGGGTTAGAAGTCCCATGGTTGAAGATTTTGATAAAATGGTCAATCTATTCAATACTGATCCTGATACATTAATGTATGGTGCTTCTGACCTTTCTACAACTCTATCCGAAATAAATAAAATTAGTTCACAACTTGAAGAACCACGTCAAAAAGTAGTTCTTAACACTGCAACCAATCAGTTAGATGAGCAAAACCAAGAAAAGAAAAAGGAATCTAAAGTGATTCCAATTAATAAAATACCTGATGATTTGCCACCATATATAAGTAGAAAGATTTTAGAAAATTTCGTTATGCCTACAAACACTATGGAATATGAACCTGATGAAGATATGGTAGATGTTCCTATTCTTGGTAGGATAGCGGCCGGACTTCCTCTTGATGCAGTAGAAAACTTCGACGGTACAAGACCAGTACCTGCGCACTTCTTATCTTCTGCTCGTGATTATTATTGGTTAATGGTTGATGGGCATAGCATGGAGCCAAAGATTCCGTTTGGATCTTATGTTTTAATTGAAGCTGTTCCTGATGTGACTGACGGTACTATTGGAGCTGTTCTTTTCCAAGATGATTGTCAGGCAACATTAAAAAAAGTTTATCATGAAATAGATTGCTTGAGACTTGTGTCAATCAACAAAGAATTTAAAGACCAATTTGCTACACAAGACAATCCAGCAGCTGTAATTGGGCAAGCTGTAAAAGTAGAAATTGATTTATAATTAAATATACGAGCAATATCTTGAACCTCGTTAAAAAGATAAGTAAATAACGTGCGCCATCACAAAACTGGCAAGGAGAAATTATGGGATTTAAAGAACTATTAAAAGCAAAATCTTTCAATGAATATTTTGATGCAAAAAAAGACCATCAAAAAATGGAAGAAATAAAAAATAGAACACAAACCGATGTGCTAAAAAACGCTGGTGCATCACTAATTCCTTCTTCAATTTCTAATTTTGGTTTTAAATTGAGTAAGGATTCTATTAGCAAAGGATTTGAAAAAAAGCCGCTTAACGATGTTACTGCAAGACTAGAATCAGGTTCAGAACTTCAAAGCCGTGTGACAATGACACGACTTGTAGCACTGGGTGTTTTTGCTTTTGCTGCAAAGAAGAAAAAAGGAGGAGAGAAATATCTAACAATTGAAGGACCTGATTTTGTCTGGACTGCTGAAGTTAAAAGAGATAAAAAAGATATTGATAAAGCCATGAAGTTCATTAATCAGGTCAATACTAATTCAAAGATTTATTCAAAATCAATGCAAATTAATTCATCAACTACCAGTATAGCTGATGAATTAAAGAAATTTAAAGAATTACTTGATTCAGGTGCTATTTCTCAAGAAGAATTTGAAATTCAAAAAGAAAAGTTGCTTAAATAAAACAAAAAATCCGCCCAAACTTTGGACGGCTAGGGCGGATTTAAACTATAAAATAGTATAAAGGCTTTTAATAAGCTTTTTACTATACCATTTTATCAGAAACGAGGTATAAAAAGCAACTTTGGAAATAAAAGCATATAAAAAGAAAAATGGCACTACTGCTTATAAATTCAAAGCATATCTAGGTAAAAAAAATGGTAAAAGCCATTACGCTGAAAAAAGTGGCTTTAAAACCAAAGCTGATGCCCGAGCTGCTTTGCATAATATCCAAGAAGAAATTGACAATCCTACGCCAAAAAGTTCTATGACGTTTAAAGAACTTTATGATGAATGGCTATTGGTTTATGAAAAGGAAGTACAGAACAGCACTTACTACAAAACTACTCGAGCTTTTGAAAAACATGTCTTACCCGTCATAGGAAGCACAAAACTATCAGATTTTACACCCATGGAGTTACAAAACTTTAGAAATGATTTATCTGAGAAGCTTAAATTTGCTCGTAAACTATTCGGAATGGTTCGCAAGGTATTTAATCACGCTGCTCTGCTAAGTTACATACAAGCTAATCCAGCGGCTCCTGTAACCTCTCAAGGTATTAAGAAAAAAGTTGAAGAAAAGAAAGACTTTTATGATACCGATGAATTAAGAGATTTTATGGCTTTAGTAGAAAAAACGAATGATATTAAGAAAATAGCTTTATTTCGTATCCTTGCTTTTACTGGAATTCGTAAAGGTGAACTTCTCGCTCTTGAATGGAAAGATTATAGAAAATCAACTCTTGATATCAACAAAGCTATTTCTCATTCTCCTGTAGGATATGAAATACTTCCTCCTAAAGCTAATTCAAACAGATTGTTAAGCCTTGATGAAAAAACTTGTAAAATCCTTGATGAATTACACCAAACCTATCCTGAATCCACACGAATTTTTGAATCTGAAAATGGAGGGATGTTATCACCTTCAAAACCTAGAAAATGGCTTTTAGAGATAACCAAAGAAAAAGAAATTGAACCAATCAGAATTCATGCATTTAGACATACTCACGCAAGCTTGCTTTTTGAATCAGGCATGAGTTTAAAACAAGTTCAATATCGCCTAGGGCATGCAGATTTAAAAACAACAATGAACATTTATACTCATATCACTAAATTTGCTAAAGATAAAATAGGGCAACAATTTTCCGATTATATTGATTTTTAA